CATATGAACACTCCTAGTATTATAACAGAATCAGTAACTACCTTAGCTCTTCGAATGTCAACGAAGGCACTACAGCTTATAAGTAGTATACAACAGGATCGCTTGCTTGTCAAGGACAGAGTAGACGGCCTAGAATGACTGATCCATTCGCAGCCCTAACCCCAACAACTGAGCCTATTAAAAATACCCCTATCACACTGGAGCAGTTCCAGAGTGGCTTGGAAGCTACGATGCGTTTAGCTGTCGAGGTCATATCACCAGGGTCAGACCTACAGTATGCCAAGCAAGGTTCTGAACGTGCTATGAATGCCTTTCGTTCCGGTGACCCCCTACAGATGGGGATAGGGTTAGCTGAGATGATAGCTGGGTTAGGGTCTGTAGTCATCCCTGGTTCAAAGTTCATTAGACAGGGTGGTAAATCTGTTGGTAAGGTACTCGACCAAAACCTACTAACTCACGCACGAAAGGTATCTGATAACGTGACAGAAGAAAGCATTCCAGCCTACCACGGTACGGTCAAAGCCAACCGTGGTAAACTTATATTCGATAAGAAACGTATACACCCCAGTGACCAGTTCCTTGGTGAAGGCTTCTACTTCTCATTGGACAGGGGTATAGCCAAGGAGTATTCAAACCTACGCGCTATCAAAACTAAACGTATAGTCAAGAAGTACACAGAACACCCCAAGAACAGAGGAGGTGACACATTCTACAAGACCCCTGAGGGAGAGTATGTCACAACAGGCTCCATTATGAAGGGCACAGACGTAGACGGTAAGGCTATCAACCGTGGTCAAGAAATCTTGGAGGTAGACTTAGCCGGTCTAAACAAGACGTACATGCTGAAGGGTAACGCCGACAGACTTAAAGTTAAGGGGTTTATTAAGGAACTCAAAGAACAAGGATACGACTCTATCGCCTTCACTAACTTCAGTGACCGATCCAAACAGATCATGGTCTTCCCCGAAGCTATTGGTAAGGTAATAATCAAATGAGCTTAATTTGGATAATCATAGCGTTATTATTCCTAGTTGTATAGAGCGTTACAAGAGTAACTGAGAAGAACCATATGTGTCCCGTCTGTTACGCCCCGCTATTAGTTTCTATTATGAGTGCTATCGGATTAACCAGCGCTCATATATGGATTGATGAGAATCCATTTATCTCTGGAGTAGGAGTGGGTATTGGGTTACTCACCCTACCTTGGGGGCTGTCTAAACTATACAAATATCTCTCTAAAGGAGGAAAGAAGTAAATGCTAACATTAACAGACAGTGCAAAAGAATACATACAAAGTGTATCTAAAGGAGCCTACGTTACTCTTGGAGTCAAGAGTGGTGGATGCTCTGGGTTTGAGTATGTTTGGGGACTATCTACAGATGAAGGGATTGAACACGTAAAATGGTCTGACCCAATAGATGATGTTTTGTTATTAGACCCTATGGCTGAGATGTATGTGGCCGGTTCACAAATAGATTATGTGACTAAATTAAGTGGTAATTTTCTTGCAGTTCAGAACCCCACCAGTACGATGAGTTGTGGATGCGGAGCTAGTTTCGGTGTTTGATATGTCGATAGATAAAGACAAGATTATTGCCAATTTGAAAGAAGTATATGACCCAGAGATGTTAAGTATAAACATTTATGATCTGGGATTAATATATGATATCAAGATTGATGAAAAAGATAAGTGGGTAGAAATTACCCATACATTAACTAGTGCATTTTGTCCGTTTGCGGATGAGATTGTTGCTTCCATCCAAACTGCTGGCTACGTTGAGGAGGTTCTCTCTGTTGAGGTTGTAACAACATTTGACCCTCCATTTACTATGGACATTGTATCCGATGAAACAAAACTAATAATGGGATGGGATTATTCCTTATGAGTTACACCTAATCATATAGACGGGTACTACCGTTGTCGATTTAAAAGAATGACTATCCAAGAAGTAGTCACAATCGTGTAGATAGGCCAGATAATAACGTAGATCCAGACATTTAACTCCTTGTAAGTTAAGCCAAGTGTCTTCGCCATCATAACCAAGAAGTCAACGCAGATATTAAAGATGTAATCCATGTCTAGTAAAGTTCCTAATATTATATACTATCGTGATGGCTACAAGTATCAGCTTACTAAGACCTATCGTATCAAGACAGCGGTTACGGGCTACGAGATAGATACTCCATACATTAGGCTACTCTATAATGGTAGCCTCTATATAAATTGGGCCTATGCCTGGGATGGTCCTAGTGGCCCTACCTACGACAGTAAGAATAGTCTTAGAGCTTCTCTTGTACACGATGCGTTCTATTCCTTACTCCGCAAGGGTCTGTTACCACCTAAAATACGTATCATAGCTGATAAAGAGTTAGACCGTATACTTAAAGAGGACGGTATGTGGGCTGTAAGGCGCTGGTACTGGCTTCGTGGGGTACGGTGGTTCGCTGGTACCGCAGCCAGTACAGATAGCGTTAAGAAGACGTTACAGGCCCCTTAAGCTTACAATCCCGTACCTCTTTAATCAGCCGTTCAAGGTACCACTGCCCCTTCTTTAAGTCTTGTAAAGACTTCTCCTTATCTTGATAACGCCACATATACTTCATTACATTACCCTTTAGGTAGCCTTTGAACTCTTCAACTGTCATACTGCCTTTGATGGCGTCGATGCATTCGATACCATCCTTAACATAGTGGGCTGGGGTGTTGACCTCGTTAGACCACTCACTCTCCAACATAGGAGGGTTAGCTGCGTGGTCTACCATCTTGTGTAGTGTCTCCGTACACGGCTCCTCCACCACCTTTCGAACTACCTTATCTTCGAATCCGAATCCCTCGTATACCCCTGAGGCCTTCTTAATCTCGTCATTACTCGGATTATACATCACGAACACTCCTTATTACCTGTGCTGGGGTTAACAAAGCAAGCGGCCCCATCCATTTCTCCATCCACTTCGGTCTTATTAAGCACACCATAACGCTTACCTGCTAGTCGGAAGGTGGTGCAACCTTTCAAACCCCCCTTCCACGCCTTCATGTAGATATCCTTAAACTCTTCGAAGGTGACATCGTGACCTACGTTGATAGTCTTAGACACTGCGCTGTCTACATAAGGCTGAACTGCTATCTGCATAGCTAGGTGTTCGTCAGTCGAGAGTTCATCAGCCGTCTCCGATACCTTACCCGTTGTACGATAAACGTAATCCTGTAGCTGCACGATCTCAGAACCATTAGGTGTAAGTACAGTTCGATCAATTAATTGACTGAACACAGGTTCGATACCACTGCTGATGTTGTCAGCTGTAAAGCTGATGGTACCACACGGGGCTATGCTTATCAGGTGGCTGTTACGTATACCGTGCTTCTTTATAAGATTCTGCAATACCTCAGGTAAAGCCTCGAAGTACTTGGTCTTATGGTATTCCTCACTATAAGCTGGGAAATGCCCCTTCTCCTTAGCTAACTCACAGCTGGCTTCGATAGCGGTATTACGCAGCGTACGCATCACATTCTGTACGAACCTTACTGCTTCCTTAGACCCGTACCTTAGGCCACACAGGGTGAGGGCATTAGCTAGTCCTGTGATGCCAAGACCCATCCGCCTCTTCAACTTAGCCTCTACCTCTTGCTCACCTAGGGGATAGGTAGTATGATCAATAACATTGTCCATTGCCCTAATGATATGAGGTATGTCTTTTTTGAATAGACCATAGTTCATATGACCTGAACCTACATACTTTACAAGATTGAAGCTGCCTAACAGGCAAGCCCCAAACGGGGGTAACGGCTGCTCACCGCATGGGTTACTTGCCTCTATAGTTTCGCAGTAATTAAGGGGGTTATAGTCATTGATCCTGTCTAAGAAGAGGACTCCTGGCTCGGCCCATTCCCAATTGCTACGCATGATCTCATCCCATAGTGCCCGTGCATCCACAGTATTGTAGCTCTTACCACCGAAGGATAGATCAAACGTATCACCCTGTGAGACGGCGTCAAGGAACCTATCTGTAACGCCAACCGAGATGTTGAAGTTAGTAAGTACCGTTTCATTACGCTTTGCACGTATGAATTCCTCTATGTCGGGATGATCAATACGTAACACACCCATCATGGCACCCCGTCTATGCCCTGCGGATGAGATTGTTCTACATATGGCATCGTATATGTGCATGAATGATACAGCACCTGAAGCACTAGAGTCAAGCGACACAATACGATCACCCGCAGGTCGAAGACGACTAAAGTCATAACCTATACCACCACCACGGCGCATAGTCTCAGCGGCCTCGGTTGCCCTACCCATGATACTTTCCATCGAATCCTCAATGGTACCGGATACAAAACAGTTGAAAGCTGTCACGTTACGTGGGCTACCTACTGAAGCTTGCACACGCCCAGCACCAAGGAATCTCTGATGTAGGAGGATAAGCTTGAGTGTCTGTCTGTGAGATTCACCGTCTGCTAAGGCTGCGGCCTGTCTAGCACATGACTCCTCGAAGGACTCGTTAGGTAACCGATGTTTAGCCGCATGTACTACGTCACATGCTAGTACTTGTGGACCGTACATTAATGTATTCTCCTATGAGTTTCCATATCCTCAGACAATGGTATATCTACACTCTTAAGAACTAACTCAGCAGCTTGTTTAAGATACGATTGTCTTTGAGAAGATGGGAGGTCCTTGATTATCCTAATCAATAAGTTTATCCGATTAACGAGAACGTCAGGGTTAAAGAAATAACTATCGTCTTCTACTCCTTCATCACCACTCTTGTTCCAGAATGACACTATACTTCTCCTTCCTATTATACTGAGTCTTATCCTTAACTATACGCTGATAGTATTTAGGACTATGAAGATCTTTAACTATTGGGTCTTTCGTAAAGGAAAGCTTCCGTCTTTGACGTAACAGAGCCTTCGTCGTTCTCTTCATCATAAGTCATCATCCTTATAAATTCTTCATACTCCATAGGTTCAGTATACACTAACTCAAGGATTAAGTCAAGCAGCTTATCTATGGGAAGGTCAAGATACTCTACTACTTCCGCAGCAGACCACCGATCACTTATGCGCGACTTTAGCTCGTCGGGTTCTATTTGATGTAGACACTCTTTTACCCCTAGCATCCCCGTACTCCTTCTGTAGCGCATTAATTGATACAAATTGAGGATCATAGGTGCCATCCTCAACATGACGTTTGATTACTACCCCTGACCACCATAGGCCTTCAGATTGTGGATCGTTCCAACTACTATCGTAATCTATATAACACCCACAGACTAAGCCCATAATACGCCTACTAGCTGCGTCAGTAGTGGTGGCGAAATCTAAGGTATGACTATGCCCTGCTGTACAAGACATGTGCTGTTTATTCAGTAAGGTCTTGGCGGGATGTTCTCCACCCACCGGCCTACCCATAACACCACTAGTAAAAAAGTGACTATAGGCAATACTATCAACCACAATAGGTTGAAGGTAGGGGTAAAAGTCCCACCCATTACGCTCAAGTTCAAGATCACCCAAACCGATAGTGCCGTCAAGCACAGCGTCACTATGAATAACCTTACTAATACGATGCTCATGGTTTCCCTCGCAAAAGATTAACCTTGGCCGTTTCTTCTTAGCCTTCCTAAGAGGAGCTAACATCTTGTCTTGTGCATCTAGGGCAGAGGCAATATCTAATTTATATCGCCTACCCTCGAAGACTTTAGTCCCCCGATCATACGAACAAAGACTCGGCATGTCAGCCATGTCTCCGATATTTACTACGACATCAGGTCGTAGGTCTACGATCAACTTACCCAACCATTCAAACCTATCGTTAGAGAAGTCCGGATGAGCGTGTTGATCTGGGATTACCAGATGAATAGTCACTGAGTCCACTCCTTTGGTATAAGCTTATCAGCAAACAGGAACCCGTGTTTGTTACACCAGTCTGCGTATGTAGTTTTACTACCCTTGTAGAGCTTCTTACGAGAGCTACTAAATACGAACCGTATGTCTAAGTCAGGGTGTTGCTCCTTGACAAGCAGATGTTTCTTACGATCAGCACTACTGAACAGTCCCTTCGCTTCGATGATCACCCCATTACGAAGGGTGAAATCAGGGGTGTAAGTGTGGTTGGTAATCGGTTTAGTGTACTTGACCTTAACCTTCTCGTACTTAAACCTCACCTTATGTTTACTAAGGTGTTCCGCTATGGCCTTTTCCAAGCCACTCCTGTACACCCCTGATCTCTTGTACTTCGAGTAGTACACCTAGGCTACTTCCTCATCCTTAAGTCCATCATCATTCGTATGTGGACCATCCTCGACAGGCTTACCGTTAACTGTAAAGCCTACCTTAGACTCGTAACCAGCTGCTTGCATGAATTGTTGGAACAGCTTGAGTGGCCCTTCAGTATCATACAACCATGTCCCATCAGGGTAGGTCATACTGACCTCCGCATCCCTATCACCCATACGATAGGAGAAGCTAAAGTATTCCTCACAATCTAACTCGTCCATCGTGTCATCGAACTTATCCATAGTTATTCCTTTTCAAATACATCAGGCTCACGCACAACGGTAGTTAACCAGCGTGGGCCATTACCATACAGGAAGAGGCGCAACCCTTCCCCATCATTAGCATCGGACCAACACCCAACCTTGAAGGCGCAGTATGAGCAGTTAACATTTAGCTTCATGTTACCACTTTTACCATCAGGGACAGGTTTAAAGCACTTATCCGGTGGAGTGTCCATCGCCACCACTTCTTTCATGTGCTTAATACGTGCTGGTACATCAATCATATCCATCTCATGGACAGACATCAGCGCTAACTTAGCAGACTGCTTATCCATCGCAAAGAACGCAGCCTCTTCACTCTTCTTCGCATACGCATACGAACTAATCTGCGCAATGTAACCGAAGGGATCGTTGTCTGCCAAAGAGCCATCCTGAAACTTCTTAAAAGCGTATGCAGACGCACTCTTAATATCAGTTGGTACACCATCAATCGAACAATCCATATGTCCAACGATACCATCAACCTCCAACTTTGCTTGTTCATCAGTAAGCTCATGACCGCTCTCCTTTATCAGGAAGATAAGCAGTGCCTCGACCATGTCTCCGAAGAGAAACTTCAGACGGGTTGAAGGGGTTAACTCCTCCCTGTCTACTCCACCATTGATCTCGTACCATAGCTGCCTATCCGGCTTCCCTATGTTCGACATACGGAGGGTGTTACGGTGCCCCCTTTCTGATGGTGTCATCTGTCGAGTCACTGCCCACTTCATAGCATCCAAGAAAGATTGCATGTGGTCTTCGTTAGGTTCGAAGCCAGCATCTACCTTTTCATGGATGTCATCAATGAGTGTGTCGATATTCATTGAGATCTCCGTTCTTTTATCTCTTCAGCCGCTAAGTGTAGCCTATCAGCGGCTTGTGATAACTTAGAAAAGTCACTCATCCACATATCACCCTCACATTCGTGCATTGTATTCACAGGTTGCCGTACTAGAGGTTCGATCATAACAATGAAATCCTCTGCTTTCATTTGGTCATGCCACCCTGCCCTTACATTACCTTTCTTTATCTTCATGTCGTATTCCTTTCGTACATGTCGAAAACCCTTCGCATATGAAGGGTCTGGCCTACCTCCTCTTCACCAGCACCCAAGGCTATTATGTCTATGCTGCCTAGCGACAACCTTGGCCCATGTTAGTTAGCTACCTATGCGTCTTTGAAGTCCTCCAAGGCATCGTCACCATCGTCATCACCCCAGTCATCATCATCATCGTCATCGTCATCAACAAGACCTTCATAGACCTTGAGATCAGTAACCTGAAGCTTGGTAACACCAGCACTGGTGCCTACCTTAGTCTTAAACTTCCAGTCATACGCATGTACTTTAACCTTAGCAAGGGTGCCGTTACCGATAGTGTCTGCCTCAACACTCTCGATCCCAGGCTTGAACATCACCTTGATGGGGTAGTTAGACTTAGCAGTAACGAACCGACCTTTACGAGGCTTGTCATCGTCATCCTTGTTAGCATCTGTCTTGATAGTCAGGCCAAGACCTTCGAGTTTCTTCACAGCACCCTTATCTAAGTTACCGATAT